GCATCATGAAGACGCTGCTGGCGGTGTTCGCCCTGGTGTTCATCGTGGCCGGGTTGTCGGTGGTCCCCACGGCGCAGCCGGGACCGCCGCGGACGTACACGTGCCTGTGGACGCATGACCCGGCGGGCGGGGTGGCAGACGAGTTCCAGATGTGGGTGGACGGCGCCCTGTCGGTCACGGTGCCGCCGACGGCGTGTACGGGGACGCCGGTCCTGGCGTGTCAGAGTCCGCTGACGATGACGACCCAGGTCAACCATCTCGTCACGGTGAAGGCGGTGAACATCTTCGGGGAGGCGACGAGCATCCCTTTCACAGCCGCCCCTCCAGGCCGTCCTGCGGGCGTGACCATCCGGTGAAGCGCGATGGACAACGAGTGCGAAGACTACGTGGCGCGGGCGTTGACGGGGAACCTCACGCCCGAGGAGGCCCGCATCGACTGGGACCTCCCGGTGAAGTTCGCCTCCGACTGCATCCCGTGTCCTGACTGTGGGGAGCCCTACTGCGAGGAGTGCGACTGCCACTACACCGACTGCCGGCACCCTGGCCCGCACTCGGAACCGGGCGACCCGGAGCCGCCGCCATGCCCACCTGGGAACCGGTGAACGCGGACCCGCTCGACCTCCGGAATCCCACGCCGGAGTTCCGCGCTCCGGGCGACACGCCGGAGCTGACGACGCTCCCGGACGCGCCCGAGAGTCCCCTCATCGAACTGGGGCTCTCGCAGGTCGCGAAGAATCGCCAGGCGTTCATCGACCGCCTCACGAGCGAGGACCAGGACCTCCGCGTCATGGCGACCGCGCTCAAGCTCCGCGGCTACTCCGTCCAGACGATCGCGGACGGGCTCGATGTCTCCGTGGCGCGAGTGCGCCGCGTGTTGAAGCAGGCCCGCACGGACGGCAACCTGGCCGACGTCCTCGCGGACCTCACCACGGAAGCGCTCCCCCTCGCCGTCGAGAAACTCATCGAGCAGATCGACAAGGGTGAGGAGTGGGCCATCAAGGAAACCCTGAAAGGCACCGGCGCCTTCCGCCGCTACGCGCAGCAGGACCAGACCGCCCAACGCGACGAACGCCAACTCCAGGTGAACTTCATCATGCCGGCCCTGCCCACGGCGCTCAATCCCAAGGGCGTCGTCGGCTCGCCGCGAGGCCCCGTCCCCGTCATCGACATCGTCGGCACACCCGAGACGCCGCCGGAGACCCCCTGATGGCGCACCCCCCCCGCGCCGTCAACACCAGGGGACCCGCGACGCCCGTCCCGCAGACGACCGCTCGACCGGACGACCTCCCGCCTCCCGCGCCGCCGGCTCCCGACAACACCTGGGCGCTCCAGCGGACCCCTGTGACCTCCCCTGTCACACGCATCCCCGTGGTGGACCAGCGCGACGTCCCCACGAACGCTCGTGTCGCCGGGCAGTACAACGCGCCCGTCCTCGAAGACGTCGCCCGCGAGGCCCTCGTCAACAACGTCCCGCCGGACCTGGCCCTCGCCATGACCATCCGGGAGTCCTCGACCGCCCTCGCAGACCCGACGGTCGAACAGGTCGCCAATCCGCTCACCCTGGGCTACATCCCCGAGTGGGCCGGCCTCCAGAACCTCGTCTCGCCGTCCATCCTGCACCTGATCGAACGCGCCTCCGCCGTCGCCAACCAGGGACGCGAACGCCAGATCCAGGCGTTCCAAGGCCTGGGCGCCCAACCGGCGGGGTACAACCAGCAGTTCGCCGGCCAGCCGAATCCCTACGCGAAGGCCGTCGAAGACATCCGCCAGAAGGTGGTCGGCGCCTCGCCAGCGTTGGGCCAGCTCATCAGTCGCATCCGGCCGACCTACTCGCTCGACCGCTCGGTGCCGGAGGCCGAAGCCATCACCGCGTCGCTCGACCGCCGACGCCGCAACCCCGGTCTCCTCCGATGAGCCGTCCGCGGGTCGTCGCGCCACCCGGCACGGGGACGGTCTCGCTCCTCTACAACCCGTACCAGCAGGCGTTTCTCACGGCTCTACGCCTCCGCCTCCCTGATGACCGGCGGGCGTATACCCGGCTCGCCCTGTTCGCCGGACGGCGAGGCGGGAAGACCCTGATTGGGGGGCTCGCCACGGTCACGGAGGCGGGAGCCCGCCCAGGGCAGACGATTTGGGTGTGCACGGGCTCGTACCCGAAACTGCACGACTACGTCATCCCGGCCATCAACAAGTACCTGCCGAAAGCCTGGCTCGCGAAACCGTTCTCCGCGTCCCACTACGAGTGGACACTCAAGAACGACACCATCATCCAGGCCCGGTCACTCGACGACGTGAACCGCGCCCGCGGACCCGGCCTCGACCTCGCGTGGATCGACGAAGCGCGAGATGTGCAGCCCATCGCGTGGAAGACGATGGTGCCGGCGCTCGTGGACAAGCGGGGCGCCGCCATCATCACGACGACGCCCTCCGGCTTCGATTGGTGCCACGAGGCGTTTTGGGCGCCGGCTGAAACCAACATCCCCGGCTACTGGGCCTGCAAGTACAAGACGGTCGAGAATCCGTTCATCGACACCGAGGAGATCGAGGCGGCGAAGCGGGACATGGACCCGCTCTTCTACCAGCAGGAGTTCGAGGCCGAGTTCGTCTCCTTCACCGGCGCGATCTACGGCGACGTCCTCGCCAAGCAACTCATCGACACCGACGCGGGGATGCAGCGCCTCATTCCCGAGTGGCCGAAAGTCGATGCGTCTCGCGGCGTCATCTTCGGCCTCGACCCCGGCGCCGATCATCCGTTCGCGGGCGTCCTCATCGTCGCCACGGAGAAGGGCCTGGTCGCCGTCGGCGAATACCTCGCTCGTGACGCGGCCACGATCAAACACGCGCAAGCGCTCTTCGCCACCATGCACCTCGCGGGCGTCACGACCGTCACCACCTGGGCGATCGACCGCTCGCAGAAACAGACCGCGATCGAACTGGGCCAGCACGGCATCTACGTCACCGCCGCGGAGAACGACGTCATCGCCGGCATCCAGCGCGTGAAATCCTGGCTCTACTCCGGGCGCCTCTTCATCTCGCGCACACGCTGCCCGAAACTCGTGCAGCAGCTGTTCTCGTACCGATGGGCGGAGAACCTCGACACGCGAGGCCAGGCGAAGCGCGAGGCCGTCATCAAGACGAACGACGACCTCCCGGATGCGCTCCGCTACGCCCTGATGACCTGGCCCGAAACCCCCTATCCCGAGCCGCCGTCGCCGCTCCGCTCGCTCGACGCCGTGCCGGAGGAACACAAGTGGGCGCTGGAGCGCAATCAGCGCATCGACCACCCGGATCTGTTCGACGACGAAGAAATGGACCTTGACAGCCTCGCCACCGCAGCGGAAGATGACGCGAACCCCGTTGGCGACTTTTGGGGATGAAAGAGAGAGGGTGTATGTGGGTCGGATCGGATCGCTTCTGGAAGATGGTCGAGGCCATCGCCATCGCCAACGAGCGGGTGCGCGAGCTGGAGAAACTCCTCGCGGCCCAACGCACGACCTTCGCCGCCGCGGTCGCCCACACGGAGAAAGAGGGACACGCGGCCCTCGCGAGCGCCCACGAGAAGATCGCCGCGATGCAGTCCACCCAGGACTGGCTGATGCTCCACGTCAACCGCCTGGAGAACGAACGGCGCCTCCTGACTGAACAGCGCCTCCACGTCTCGATGCCGATGCCCGTCATCGAACGCGACGAGCCGGAGCCCGACCTGGTCCACGGCGTCCCACACGATGCCCTGCCGCTCGCGCAGGTGATGACCGCGAGCCTCGAAGACGTCGGCGACGAGCTGGCGCGGCGCCTGGGGATCGAACACGACGAGGCCGGGCAGATTCGCTACACGCAGTAAGGAGGCGGCATGGACACGACCCCGCGATTGCCCGAGGCGTTCCGCGCCCTCACACCAGGAGGCGGAGCCATTCCGGGGTTGATCCAGGCCGCGCAGTCCGCGCTCAATCCCGCCGCCGCGGCCGGACCGCTCATCACACGCGGCCCGGACTACAAGGACGTTCGCAAGCTCCTCGCGTTCGCCGAGAAACTGAAGCTCGAAGCCTTCGACAACCGCATCATCTTCGAGCGCGGCTGGTGGCGCATCCTCCTCTACGTCCTGGGACGCCAGTGGATCTACTTCGACTCGCATCGCGGACAGTGGGCCGACAAGCGCATCGCCAAGTGGATTCCCCGGCCCGTCACGAACAAGGTGGGCGAGACGCTCTCCAGCTACCGCAGCGTCTTCCAGTCCGTGCAGCTCGTCGCCCGCTGCCGGCCCAACGGCAACGACCCGAAGAACGTCACGACCGCGGAAACCGCTGACCGCCTCGAACCGTCCATCCGCGAGGAACACGGCGCCGATGCCGTCTTCCGCGAAGCGGACTTCTGGTACATCACCCTCGGCAACGTCTTCCTGCATCCCTGGTGGAACAAGAACGGGACCCCCGGCAACGTCCTCATTCCCTTCGAGACCTGTGGCGCGTGTGGCACGACCTCCGCGCCCGATGAAATCGTCGCGGCCGGCGACCGCTGCCCGAAGTGCGGACAGAACGCCGGCTTCGCGCAAGCGACCGACCCGGAGACCGGCGAGCCCGTCGGCATCGGCGCGAGCCCCGGCTGCGGCATGACCGACGTCTGTTCGCCCTTCGAGATCGCCGTCCCGCCAGGCTACGCGGAGTTCAAGGACATCTCACACCTGATTCGCTCACGCTGGCGAACGCGCCAGTACTGCGAAGCCACCTGGGGCGACGTCGCCAAGACGATCAAGTACGACAAGATGCCGATGGAGCGCTCGTTGCAGCTCCTTCGGTCGCTCGCGACCACCGCCGATGCGTCCTCCAGTCCGTTGACCTCGCTGACGGCCGGCGCCGTCTCCACCCAGGCCGACGGCATCACCGAGTACGAGCTGTGGTTGAAGCCGTCACGCGACTACCCGGACGGCCTCCTGATGCGATGGGCCGGGGACGCGAGTCCCACGGTGATCGAGTTGCCCGACCAGGGCCTCCCTGGGCCGCTCCCCGGTCACGACGTCAAGGGCAATCCCATCTTCCCGTGGCTCCACGCCGGCTACGAACACATGGGCGGGCGGATCTTCGCTCGCTCGCCGCTCGAGCCGGGCCTCTCCAAGCAAGACCAGATCAACCAGATCGACTCGCTGACACAACTCATCGTCCAGCGCACCGCGAATCCCATCTGGTTGGAGCCGAAAGGGTCCGAAGTCAAGAAGTTCACGGGCGAGCCGGGCCTGGTGGTCCGCTACAACGCGGCGATCGGCGGCGGCAACGCGAAACCGGAGCGCATCGAAGGCGCCAACATCCCGCCGAGCCTCATCGTGCTCCGGGAACAGCTCATGTCGGACTACGAACACCTGATGGGGACGTCCGACATCCTCCAGGGACAGCGTCCCCCCAACATCGAGGCGTTTTCCGCCCTCCAGCTGCTCGTCGAACGCTCGCAGAGCCGCTTCGGACCCGCCCTGGCCGAGCGCGGACGCCTCTATCGCGACTGGTACCACCTCGCGCTGGAAATGGAGCGCGAGTTCGGGCCGGTGGAGCGCGTGTTCAGCGTCTTGGGGCCGAATCAGAGCTGGACCTTCCAGGAGTTCCACAAAGCCGACCTCTCGGGCGAGATTTCGGTCCTCATCGAAGACGGATCGCAGACCCCGAAGACCTCTCTCGGCAAACGCGCCGCGATCGAGCAGCTCAATCAACTGGGATTCCTCGATCGCAACGATGCGGAGCAACGCTACACGATCCTGAAGGCGTTCGGGCAGACGGATCTGCTGCCGTCGCTCGACAACGACGTGAAATCGGCGCTTCAAGAACAGGACGCCTTCGAGAAGTGGGCGACCAACCTCGAAGCGTCGTTCCCGATGCCCGTGCAGGCTCCCGTGGAGGCCCAAATCGACGCGGCCTACCCGGCGCCCGACACGGCACCCGTTTCGGCGGAACCAGGCGCAGGTACCGCGGCGGAATCGCCCGCTCCAGAAGCGGGAGGTCAGAACGCAGCCGCGCCGGCTCCGCCGGAAGAAGTCGCGCTCCTCGGCGGGATGCAATTCGCCACGCCGTTCCCGATGACGGTCCAGTACTGGCAGCGTGACGACATTCACAACGCGGAACATCGGAAGTGGGCCAATTCCGACAACGCCTTCAAGATTTTCCAGGCGCGGCCAGAGCTGGTGCCGGAGTTCACGCGGCACATGCAGTTCCACGACCAGTCGGCGGTCTTCAAGGCGATCCGAGAGGCGATGATGCAGCAAGGTGTCCCGCCGCCCGTCGGCGCACAAGGCACGGGACAAGCGTTAGAACGCTCAAACGCGGAGTCGGGCAACCCCGGTGATGTCCCGAAGGGGACCGGCCAGGGCGCCCAAGGGCGAGGCCCTGAATAGCCTGTCGTTGACAGGCGTGTCAGGATAAACACGACCCCTGCGGAACTGACCGCATCAACAAAGGTGGGTGTCTGTGGCAGAACGAGTAGATGCCGGCGATGGCTGGCCGGACTTCACAATCCCCGATGTCGGAGACGTGGGGGAGGGGAAGGAGACCCCCTCGGGCGTTCCAAGCGGTCCCGCGCCCGCCGCTCTCGCCGAACCTGCGCCTGTCGGTACTGGTGCGCCGGTCGGAGAGCCGAAAACCGGGGACGAAGCCATTCCGAAGTACCGATTCGACGAAATCGCGAAAGAGCGCGATGAACTGCGTGACAATCTCGCCCGCGTCCTGAAACTGATGGAGGCGCGGAGAGAGCCGGAGCCGTTCGAGGAGCCGGACGACCCGGAAGTCGCCAAGAGGAAGAAAATCGTCGCGGATCTGCAAGCACTCGACCCTCGGATCGCCCAGGCCTTCGAGCTTGGCGAGAAGAGGGACGTCATCTTGCAGCTCATCGACGAGGCCAAGCAGCGGCAGGAGACCGAGAAGCGTCAGTGGGACACGTTCGCGACGAAACAGCTCTCGACGGTCCACGACGGCTTCGCCGCCGCGATGTCTGGAGGCAAGAAGAAGGGATCGGACCTGCCCAGGGAGACGCGGCAGGGGCTCACCGATAACTTCGTGGCCTGGGTGATGCAAGACGGCAGCGGCGGTCGCGCCAACCGCTACATCAGCCGAGACGAGGCCTTGCCGAAAGAGTTCCTCTCGGAGTTCTCGAAGCAGTACATCGAGCCGTTCCGCAGACAAGCGGCAGCGGTGAACGTAACGCAAGCGCGACGTGTGCAGAACCTCCCCGTCGGAGGTGGCACGTCGAGCCCGTTGGGGACGCCGCGGCCAAAACCCAACGACTCAGATGATGAGGACGCCGTCTACCACCGGGGGTGGGCCGACACGCTCGCCCGGAAGGAGGCGGAGTCCTAAACGGAGATTCGCATGGCTGGCGCAAACACACAGATCATCGCCGGGACCTTGAAGACCGTCTTCGAGGACTTCATCGCGGAACAGACGAACAACAAGTTCCCGATGCGCGATCAGTTCAAGTGGCAGCAGCTGGACTACGCGGGGCAGGAAGTCGTCTACAACGCGCACGTCACGCGCAACATCTCGCCCATGTTCGTGGGTGAGGACGGCGCCTTCGCGGACGCCGGAGCGCAGGGCAGCGTGAAGGTCCACATCGGTCAGCGCAAGCTGATGGCCCGCATCCGACTGACGTCGGAGGCGATGGCCGACTCGCTCCGCAGCGAGGCCGCGTATGTCTCCGCCCGCAAGGACGAGATGACTCGGCTCATCGACGACATCGCTCGCATGGAGGAGTACGCGCTGACGGCCGACGGGCGCGGCGTCCTGGCGCTCGTCAACGCCGCCAACCCGAACGGCGAGGGAACCACGCTGCCGATCGACTCGCCGGGGAACATCGCCGGCACGAGCTTCGGCAACCGGTTCATCCTGCCGGGCATGTACGTCTCGTTCGTCAACCCGACGACCGGGGCGCTCCGGGCCGGCGGGCCGGTCAAGGTGTCGTCCTGCGCCGCGACCGGGCTGTCGATCGTCATCTCCGCCGCCGCGAACGCCGCGGTGGCCGACAACGACTACATCGTTCAGGCGGCGAACTCGGCCGTCACCGATGTGCTCGACACGAGCTACGAGCACGGCTTCTACGGGCTGTGCGCGTTGCTCGACGACGGCACCTACCGGAACAACTACTTCAACATCGACCGCTCGGTGTACGGACAGTACCAGACCTACGTCAAGTCCAGCACCGGGGCGCTGTCGCTCGACCTGTTCCAGCAGGCGTCGGACATCGTGGACCAGAAACTCGGTGGCCGCATCGACGTCATGACGATGCACCACTCCGTTCGTCGGACCTACCTCCAGCTCCTCGAAAGCGATCGGCGCTACCAGGGGCGGGATCTCAACAAGCCCGACGGCGGCACCGTCGCCTTCCAGCAGGGCGACATCACGATGGGGGAGGTCCCCATCAAGGCGATGCGAACGCACCCGCTCGCGATGTGCTTCGGGATGGACACGAAGGGCATCGGGGGAGCCTGCTACGGCTCCGAGAAGGGCAAGTGGGTGGATGACGACGGAAGCGTTCTCGTGCGCGTGGGCTACGGGACGGCCGCTCGCGACTCGTTCGAGGCGTGGTACCGGAAGCGGCAGCAGTACCACGTTCGGTATCCTGGCAAGGCGTTCCGCCTCGACGGGATCACCGGACAGACGCTCGTCGTCGTGCGAGACTTCTAAGCCAGGTACACCCGCAACCAGGCTTAGAATCGGACGGTCCCAGGTCCTCTCTCCCTGGGGCCGTCCACTTTTGCAGAGAGGCTCAATGCAGCAGGATTTCTCGATCGTCCACGCGATCAACCGCACCACGAAGGTCATCAACTTCACGTTCGATGGCGTCCCCGGTGTGGTGGTGCCGGGCTACAAGGTGGTGAACGGCGTCACCGTACCGGCCGGTCGCGACGGCCAGCCGGAAGTCACGCCCCTCTCCTCTACGCGAGCGGAGTACGCTCGCCGGCAGAACGTGAAGATGGGGACCGAAGACCGGGACTCGGGTGAGGCGGAGTTCCTCGTCGGTGTCGCGGAACGGTTGGAGGATGGGACGCTCGTCGCCAGCTCCCACTGGCCGTACAACGACATCTCGTTCACGGAACGAGGGTCCGCGGTCGAGCGACTCGACCGGAGCAAGATGGCCGGGCCGGACGCGATGGCTCGCGCAGAACCGGCGACCGGCTTTCCTCGTGGGCGCCAGGGGGTCGCTGATGCCCCCTTTCAGTTCCAGGACGGTCCAATCGCTACCGAGAAGTGATGCTGCACTCGCTGAACGCGCTACCGTCGTCGAACTTCAACCCCAGGCTGAACTACCTGCTGGAAGAGAATCCGTTCGGCCTGACGGCGCCTCCGACCTGGTTCCTGGAGGAGCTGTGGAAGTTCGACCCGTGTCTGGTGATCTTCCCCTCGAAGGAGGAGGCGGTCTACCGCCTGGCGAGACGGGTGGAACACGGGAGCCCGATCGTGACGCTGGTGGACAACCCGAAGAAACGCCGGCCGGACACGACGATGTTCTGGAAGCATCGACTGGTGCCGGTGACGTCGATCATGCCCAGTCCGTTCGTCCACTGGAGCCCGTTGCTCCTCAAGGATCTGGCGGAACGCGACATCCGGCGCCAAGGCGGGTACCGGAAGGCATCCGATACCCTCGACCGTCTCGACGACGCTAACGACGAGAAATGGCGGCGGGAAAACGAGGACGGTGCTACAATCCGCGCCAGAGCGTCCTGGCGCGAACAGAAATGGTCCAGGGGTGAATCCCTCGATCTTGGCGCCCGAAGGGCCGAGGGAGCGCGAACCACCAGGGAGCGGCACCACCACTCCTTCTCACGCGCAACGGTGGCATCCAGCGGCGAACGGCCGACGATGGCACTCTTCACGGGCAGAGATGAAACCCTGCAAGGAGCTAGGCCTCCTCTGGATCTGGATGCGGACAGGAACACGCTCTTGATCAAGACCGCCTAGCAAGGAGAGTCACGATGGCACTCACCCTCGAAAACATCAACAACGTGAAGCAGCGGACCCGCTACCAGGTTCGCACCCCCGGCGCGGCGGAAGCGCTCCGCTCCCTGTGGAAGCACATGGAAGCGAAGGGCAACCCGGATCTCCAGTTCGTCGTCTTCGAGCGGAACGGCACGGACGACATCGTGATCGCGGACGCGGCGTGCCGCATCTACGCGATCTACTTCAAGAAGCCCTCGACCTCGACGACGGCGGCATGGCTCAAGGGCAGCGATCACGTCTCGACCGCAGCGGCGGCGGCTGACGTGGCGATCTCGCTCGCGGCAGCGGCGGCAGCGCTGAAAGAAGCGTGCCCGGTGTTCCACGACGGTCTGAGCATGGCGAACGGCTTCACGATGGCCAGCCACACCGCCGTCAACGGCAACACCGACTCGGCGGCGGGGGATTGCCCCTCGGGCTTCGTGATCCTCGGCGCGGCGTAGGACCGACGCAGGGGGCCGGTCGGCATCGGAGCGCGGCTCATACCCGCGCAGTGAAACAGGATCGTCTCCTGTCCCTGCAACCCTTTGAACGGCCTAGCGTTCACACCCGCATTGGCTCTCCTACTGTGTCTCTCCTAGGCAGCGAGACACGGTAGGGAGAGCGGAGATGTCCCATGAACCCAATCGGCAAATTCCGGGCACACTCGATCCGTACCGAAGGCAACATCTTCGTCGATCCGCACGGCCAGATTCGCACGCTCGCCCATGCGATTCAGCTTGTGACGGCCACGCGCAAGACGATCGTCCTGGCACCGGGTGACTACGTTGAAGATGCCCCGGTCAACTGGCCGACGCTGACGGGTGTCACCGTCCTCGGGGCCGGCGGCGCGGCCGTCACGCGCATCTCGTCGCTCACGGGCACGAAGGTCATCCAGGTCACGCCTGGGTTGCAGACCTCCAGCTTCACCGGCATCCTCCAGGGCGTCGAACTGGTTCACGATCTGGGCAGCCAGTCAGGAATCCGGTTCGACAACACGGCAATGACCAAGAAGCTCGGGTTCAACATCATCGACTGCCTCTTCTCGCCCGACGACGGCGAAGTGGACAAGTCCATCGACGTGGCGGTCCACGCGGACGCCGACAACTCGATTCGGATCTACGTGCAGGGCAAGCCGGGTCAGAACGAGATCGGCGGTGTCGTGTACTTCGTGGTCAACAATCTGGCCGACCGGCTGCATCTCGAACACTGTTGGTTGGTCGGAGGCGCCATTCTTCTTGCCGCCGGAGCCATCCAGACGACCAACGTCGCCAAGGAACTGCGGGTTCGCCTCTTCAAGTGCATCGGGCCGACGAACTGCATCCTCTCGGGTGGCAACGCGACACAGGTCGTCACCTGTCTCGACTGCTTCTCGTGGACCGACTACGACGACAACACGCCGGAAGTCTTCGCGCAGTTGGATTCGAGCGACCTGATCGGATCGCACAGCGAAGTCATCGTGGACTAGTAGGAGGACAGCATGGGCCTGATTGCACGATCGAGCGTCTTCCACGATGAATTCGCTCGCATCTTTCAGCCGATCCTCTACGAGTTGGTTGTCGCAGCCGGGGCGGATCCCTCGGCTGCGGCCGTCATCCCAGCGAAAGCCGGGTACGCGATCTATCTCCAGAGGATCACGTTCAACGTCATCACGGACGCGGCCAAGGTGTTGATCGTTCGCGACGACGCGACGACTCCGCTCAACGCGGCCGTCTTCCCGTCCTCGCCCGGCATCGGAACGCGACAGGTCACATACGAGCCGTTCGGCATGGCGATGACAGAAGGCAAGAGCATCGACATTTCAGCGACGGGCGGCGCCGGCCTCGCCGGGACGCTCATCGTCGAAGGCTACTACTTCCCGGTTGGCCCGTTCACGCCAGCCACGAAGTAGCGCACGGGTGAACCACGGGGCGGGGACTCGCGTCCTCGCCCCACTTGCCGAGGAGATTCGCGATGGCTCACCTGTACGTCCCGGTCGCCAGCGGTGTAGCTGCGATGGTGCAGCGCACGAACGCGGCCGACATTCAGATCGATTCCGACGACGACATTCTCAAGTACAAGGACGGCGACGATGCCGTGCGG